GTGGGATACCTGGAGCCGCTACCCTGACATCGGATCCCGGCAGTCTTTCGGAACTCTGATGAGCCTGGCCGCCCGTGGATGGTTCTACGATGGCGAATCTTTCCTTCTGCTGACCAAGGGAGACTCGGGCCGCCCCCGTCTGCAGCTCATTGAGCCTCAACAGGTGGCGACACCTACCGGCCAGGAGCAATCTCCGGACATCTTCGATGGAGTCCGGTTTGATACCAAAACAGGCCGCGCTCTTTCCTACTTTATTGGGCAGGAAACGAACCAAGGCCAACTCACCGAGATCCGGTCAATATCTTCCGACTCCATCGTCCACATCTACGAGGCCCAGCGTGCCGGCCAGCTCCGTGGCCTGCCATTCGTGGCGTGCGTCATTAACGACCTGCACGACCTGGACGACCTTCAGAAGCTGGAAATGGAATCCTGCAAGCTCGCCTCCAGCGTGGCCCAGGTGATCAAGACCAGTTCCGGTGAGGTGCAGGCCAGCAGTCTCCGTTCTGGTGTGGTTGGAAGTCAGGGCACCGCCCAGACCTACTACGAGAACGTATTTGGCAGCACGGTCAAGGTGCTGAAGTCCGGGGACGAGTTCGAGCAGTTCCAAGCCGACCGCCCCAACGTCAACATGAGGGAATACTGGCGAAGCCTGACCGAGAAGGTCTGTGCCGGCGTCGGCATCCCCTACGTCCTGGTGTTCCCGGAAGGGATGCAGGGCACGGTCTACCGCGGCGCCCTCGATATGTCGTCAGTGTGGTTCCGGAGCCGTCACCAGGTTATGGCCTCGGCCGCCCGTAGGATCTGGGAATATGTGATGGAATACGCCATCCGTACCGATCCCACCCTGCGAGACTCACCTGACGACTGGTACGAGGTCGCTATCCAGGCACCCCGGGCTCCCAACGTCGACGTGGGCCGCAACTCTGCTGCACAGCTCGCAGAACTCGGCGCTGGTGTTACCACCTACGACGAGATCTACGGCGCCCGAGGCATCGACTGGCGCTCGGCCCTCGAGGCCAAGGCACAGCAGGCCAAGCACATCCGGGATCTGGCCCTGAAGTACGGCATCGACGTCTCCGAGATCTCGACCGCCCAGAAGCAGCCTATCGCGCCCGAGCCAGCCGAGATGGCTGCCGAGGCAGAGCCCTCTGGGACAATGCCCGAGGAGATCCCAGCCCAACCCATCCAAGAGGTGGTTGCTGTGGCCAAGAAACGGAAACCCAGAGCCAAGAAATCAGAATGACCAAGATCAACAACTGGCTTTCCTACCAGCCGCGGGCCTCGGCCATGGAGCCCGCCACCATCCAGATCTTCGACCAAATCGGTGAGGACTGGTTCGGAGGCTCCGGTGTGTCTGCCAAGGCCTTCAGCCAAACCCTGCAGGATATCGGGCAAGGCCCGCTTGTGGTCGAGATCAACAGCCCCGGCGGCAACGTCTGGGACGGCCTGAGCATCTACAATATGCTCCGAGGCCGGCAGGCGCCTGTCACCACCCGGGTGGTCGGCATTGCTGCCTCGATTGCTTCAATCATCGCCCTGGCCGGCGATACGGTTGAGATGGCCGAAGCGTCTCTGTTCATGATTCACGACCCCTCCGGAATGGTGGCAGGCACCTCAGAGGATATGCGGAAGATGGCCGACGCCTTGGACCAACACGCCGAGGTTCTGGCTTCGATCTACGCCAAGGCCACCGGAAAACCGACTTCGCAGATCCGGGCAGCCATGAAGGCTGAAACTTGGTTTACCGCCCAGGAAGCCATCCAGTTTGGACTGGCTCAACGCTCGACCGAGCAGCTCGCCATGGCAGCCTGCTGGCATCCTCGGGCCGTCACCAAGACCGCCCCGGAGACCGTCCGAAACAACCTCCGCCGCGGCCTTGAGCAGTATGCCGAAGGTCTCGCCGGTGATGGCCTTGAGAAGCAGACCGTCTTAGAGGCCGAGGCCTTGGTGGCCGGTGAAGCCCCTAACGAGGCCAAGATCCAGAAGGCGAACGCATGGTGGGCGCGTAATGAGCGCTTCCTTGAAGCCGAGCCCAACAGCCCGGCAGACGTGTCAGCCAATCTGTGGGGCGGCGCCGCCGGCCGTGACTGGTTCAAGGCCCTCTATGCCCAGCTCGAAATCGAGGAGGGCGAAACACCGGAAGAATCTCCGGACGATAAAATTTCTACGGCAGGCACTTCCGCCTCCGAAGATGGCGCGACAACCGCGCCGACATCACAGCAGACACCACACAACATGACTGAATCCAACACCGTGGTGGCGGCCGCTCCTAGTGCGCCGACCGCCCTCGACATCGACGCCATCGTCGCCAAGGCCGTTGCCGCTGCCATCAGCGCCAAGACCATCACCGCCGCCCCGGCTCCGGAGCCCATCGCCCCGGTTCGCATCGAGAACCTCGGCAACCCGTTGCTTGAGGCTCACAAGAAGATGCAGGCCGGTGCCGACCGCCGCTCCTGGTTGATCTCCAACCACAGCGAGCTGTTGCGCCAGAGCGCCATTCACGCTCCCCAGAACGCCAACACGTTCGCCGGCAGCTTGGTTGTCGACTATCTCGCCGATGCCGTGATCACCGTGGCCGCCACTCGTTTGGCCTTGGTCTCCGCGTTCTCCCGGAACGTCGGCCTCGACAACCTCCGCCCTCAGGCCCGTGTGCAGGTCAAGAAGTACAGCACCGGCACCGCTGCCCAGACCAACCCGACGAACTGGGAAACCAACAACGACAGCACCTTGGACAACGTTCAGGTGACTGTGCAGCAGATCTCCAAGAACTTCACCGTGACTCAGCAGGAGCTCAACCAGGGCTTCAGCCTGGCTGACCTGGCTGCTGGTTCTGCTGACCTGTTCGCCTACGGCATCAGCGACAAGCTGACCGCGCTGATGACTTCCGCGAACTACGGCACGCCCGCCGCCGGCGCCGGCATCATCGGCACCGCGGCCAACTTCGACAGCTCCGATCTGCCTCAGATCCTCGCCCTTGCCAAGAACTACCGGAGCAAGAACCTCATCTTGGACGGTGGCCACTTGGCCCGCATCCAGTTCTCCGGCCAAAGCACTGCCTCCGCCGGCACCGTGGCTATGCCCGACAGCCGCTACGGCCCCCTCAACAACGGCCGTTTCGGCTTCGATGTGATCGCCGAAAACAACCGCTGGACCTCCGCGACCGCCAACACGGTCGGATTCGTTTGCGGCCCTGATGCCATCGCCATCGCCGCTGGCCTTCCGATCGGAATGATCGCCGGCGAGTTTGTCGAGCAGCGCACGGTCACCACCAACAACGGCCTGAGCTGCTTGTTGTCTGTCTGGTACAGCCGTGCGACTCGCAGCCACATGGCGTCGTACGACATCATGTTCGGCGCCGCGGTCGGCGACGACACCCAGGCCGAGATCCTCGTGACCGCCTAATCCAAACGGATATGCGTCTCGCAACTACCATCTCGGTGGACAAGAACGGCAAAACGAAATTGCTGGCTGGTCCCGAAGTCGACGCGTCTCTCCAGCGCACCGCCTTCAACACCGCGACCGTTCCCGAAGGAGGCAAGCTCATCCTGTGGATACAGGGAGCCCTGGCACCGAAAGTTCGCAAAGGATAACACACAACCCGGGGGCCTCGGTAATACGGCCGGGGCCCCCTCTAACCGAAAAACAAAATGGCCGTTCAAGCAGACATTTCAACCGAGTACAGCATGGGCCGAGAAGGCTTCGAGCTGTTCACCACTACCGCAGCGCAGACCGGCGCTTGGTCTGGCTTGATCCCGATTGAGCCGACGGTGTTCACGTCGATCACCGGACACCGCATTGCCGGAACTTGGACATCCAAGACGATTCCCGCTGGTTTCCCGCTGGTGGGCAACATCACCGGCTTCCAGATCTCCAGCGGCTCTGTGGTGGCGTTTAACGCTCGCGCCTAATGATTTCACTCGGAACATCAATCAACAGGACACGATCTGTAAGCCAGATCATGCCCGAGCCTCCGATCATGCGGAGGGATGTTCTGCAAGAGGACGAGACCTTCCTTCTTCAAGAGGATGGTGTGAGCAAGCTCGTCATTTCATTTGGAACCTTCGACAGCATAGTGCTGGAGGACGGGACCAGTTTCCTTTTACAAGAAGACCTCGGAAAATTCATTCTAACCGTTTACTGATATGGCAGATTCAAAGATTACAGCACTGACGGCGTTGACCGCCGCCGATCCCGCCAATGACATGATCCCTATTGTGGATGTGTCAGACACGCCACCAGCGTCAGGGAATACCAAGCGAATCTCGATCAACAACATCCTCGCTTGTTCGCCATCCGCCACCCTCGCCAGCGCCACCATCAGCGGCGATCTGACGGTGGATACCTCGACGCTGAAGGTGGATTCGGCGAACAATCGGGTGGGTATTGGGACGGCGAGTCCGGCTGAAACTCTCCATGTTTCTGGCGGAAACATCAGGATGTCGATCAATCAGTTCCTTTATCTGTATTACGGTTCCGCTACCAACTACGCATCGCTTGGGGCTGATAATTCTGGTAACGTCCAAGTTTTCACTGGTCTTAGCTCTCCCGCGAATCGCTTCCAGATTGCGAACGATGGTGTTTGCACTTGGTCCAACGTCGGCGGAGTCGCTGGCACCGCCATGACTTTGAACTCCACGGGGCTGGGCGTGGGGGCGTCTCCCGGTCAGAAATTGGATGTTGTCAGTTCCACTGGGTGCGTCGCTCGCATTCGTGGAGGAAGTGGATCAGGGCAAAGTGCCGCGTTTTATGTCAGCAACACCGCTGGTACATCTACGCTGGCCGCTTTCGGTGACGGTGCCAACATGATTGGCGGAACGGTTGATTCGTCAGCAATGGTCTATGCTGGAGCAAGTATTCCGCTGGTGTTTTATGTTAATTCTGCCGAGCGGATGCGTATCGACTCCGCCGGAAACCTCGGCGTGGGGGTTACGCCGAGTGCGTGGACATCTAGCGTAAGAGCTGTTGATATTGTATCTGGCGGATTAGGCGTTTTCAGCGGAGGTATTACCCACAACGCTTACTTCGACAACACCGATGCGCGTTGGGAGTACAAGGGAACCGGACCAGCTACTTACTACAATTTACAGACTGGCGTTCACCAATGGTTTGTTGCGGCTTCAGGAACCGCGAACAATCCGATTACCACATTCGCGACGGCAGCAATGACCCTCGATGCGAGCGGGAATCTGATTCTGTTGTCTTCAAACACCCCCGCAACGCTGACCACCAACGGCCAGCTTACCGTCAACGCCACCAGCAACACCAACCTCCGCTTCTCTTATCGCGGCTCCGATGGTGTTACCCGTGTTGCCAACCTGACCCTCGCCTAATATCCCATGATTACCCTCTCTTGGATCATCGAACGCCTTCTCGTCCGCAAAGTCGAAGGCACTCTCACCGATGTCGTCATCACCGCCGACTGGCGTTGCAACGGCTCGCAGGAATCGTTCAGCGGAACTTGCTACGGCTCATGCTCGTTCGCTCCGCCGAGCGGTTCGTTCACGCCATACGAGGATCTGACGCAGGATCAAGTCTTGAGCTGGTGCTACGAGAACGGTGTTGATAAGACCGCCATCGAAGCGAACGTCACCGCGCAGATCGAAAACCAGATCAACCCGCCCGTGGTGAGTCTGCCGCTGCCGTGGTTACCGCCGGTTCCTCCGCCCCAGCCCGAGATGATCGTGCCTCCGATGTTGCCTCAGGTTGAGCCGGTTTTGGTTGCGGAGGAGCCAGTCGTTTCCGACACTGCCGCCTGATATGATCAAGATCGAACTCACTCAGGAGCAGGCCAACCAACTGCTCCAGCTCATCGACATCGCCGTGAAGGCTGGCGGAATCGCCAACGCGAAGGCCGCTCTGCCGCTGGTCGATATCATCGTCAACGCTGCCCAATCCAAGCCTGAGTAACACAATGGACGCGACCAACCACGCAGGAACCAACGGCCCGATCATCTCACTTGCAGCCGCTGCTGGTGCTACCGCGGCATCGTTCATCCCGGTGCTGACCGATTGGGTCCGACTGGCTACTGCTGTGGTTGGTCTGATCTGTGCGCTCTACGGCGCCTACAAGCTCTTCTTCAAGAAATGAAAAACACCAAGACAACTCTCGCCGGTATCGGAGCCATCCTCGTCGCAGTCGGTGGGGCCTTGAAGGCCATCTTCGACGGTGACCCGACCACCTCGGTAGACCCGACGGCCACCATTGCTGCCATCTCTGCCGGCATCGGCTTGGTCATGGCTAAGGACGCCACCGAGAAGCTCGAGATCAAGAAGTCCGAGTGAACTGGATCTACCAGATCCTGAAGGCCCTGCTCGACTGGTTCCGAGAAACACCCCCCACCGATGTGCAACATGGCAAAGCTCCCGAGGCCCTCAAGAGCGATCTGGCTGATCGCATTGCTGACCTGCCTGGGCTGCCAGGTGGCGAAGGTGGTCCTGGTCCCTTCCGGTGATCCAGTGATGCTGGCCAAGCCGGTGAAGGCCAGTGTGTACGGATTCGACAAAGACAAGAAGCTGGTGGGGCCGTCCAAGGTGACGCTGCCTGCCGGCTGGTACGTCCTGCCTAAAAACTGATATGGCCCAGCAAATCATCAACATCGGCACCATCGCCAACGACAACACCGGGGACACGCTCCGGGGCGCCGGCCAGAAGCTAAACGACAACTTCGACGAGATCTACGCCGCGCTCCCGCTGGTAGCCCCGTCGACCTGGGTGCCGACGCTGACGGACTCCGGCGGCGGTCGAACCTACAGCTTCACCATCAATACAGCCCGTCACACGGCAATCGGTTTTGTGGCCACCTTCACCGTGGACATCACGGTCAACTCGGTGACCGGATCCGCCACCGGCGACTTGCGAATCAGTCTGCCGGATCCCGTGTCCTACGACGCTGCCCTGGCCATCTGGTTGGACAATGCCACCAACCAAGCCAAGACCGCAGTGATCGGAAAAGCTGTCGGCGGCACATCCTACGCCGCTCTGTACCACTACGACAACGGGGACTCGACCAGCCTGGCCGGGCACCTACAGGCAACCAGCCGCATCGTAATCTCCGGCACCTACTTCACCGCCTAAATGACCATCATCGGCTCCAGTCTCCAGCAGGGCATGACGGTGCTCCAGCAGATGCTGGGGGCGCCGATGTTCATCTGGGAAGGCTCGTCGATCCGGTGCATCCCGGCCATGGTCACAGATGCCAACACCCCGGTGGCTGGTGGCTTCCAGGACAACGTGGCATCCCGGATCCTGGTCAAGTTCAGCGATTGGAAGACCTGTGACAGCACGCTGGTTACGATGGACACCACGCTGTACACCCTAGATCAAGG